TTGTTAACAAAACCATATCGTTTCCATACAGAATAGCCTGTAGGATTTTGTTCGGCATAACCACGTTCGGCCATAAACTCTTTAAAGCCAAAGAGCCAGTCAACGAGTACGCCGTCGCAGTCAGTGAGAATTACTTTTTCATTCAGATTCGTCATTTTCTTCTTTCTTAATAAATTGACTATAGTCTATACCCATCAGTCTTCCCATAGGATTTTTAGTTAGGTATAGATTCCAAAATGTACGGGTAAAGTTATACTTCCAGTAATCTTTAAGCCTGGGTACAACAGGGTCACGCATGTCTAAGTCCTTCTTGCATGTCCTTTACAAACTGTTTACCTTCGTCGACCCATTGATCGAGAAACAAATGAGAAAGGCGATCGACCATTACGCTACGGGTTTCATATATAGTATCATCATCATATACGAAGTAGAAGTAACCTGGAGCATCATAGAGAGCTAGGTTAGGCTCTCCAATCTGCTTGAGTATAGTTTGACGTTTCATGCCATGTTCCTGTACAGCATTTCGTAGTACCAATCCGGATCGGCGTCTTTGAGGATACCAAGTGGAGTGCCACCATCTTTCATCAGTTTTGAATACTGTTCTACGCTGAACAGCTCCACGATCTTCTTCTGCACCCGATATCGGGTGAAAACCCCACCGTGCTTGAAGCGAGCGATAAAGAGAGGCTTACGGGTACCTACGCGAGATGGGTGGACGTTTGGACCTTCCTGGTAGTACTCAGCGCCTTCGTAGTCGCCGAGGTAGTTGAGGTAACCACCGAAGTACTGGAACTGAGTCTTGTCAAAAGCAGTCATGATGTGAACCTTTCGTGTATCAGCTTATATATGTAATATAGTACCTTACACGTGGTTTGTACATAGGTAATTTGTACTTTTTTCAAACTATTAGTTAAGTTTTTAACATAAAAGAGGAGAGAAGCTTTGGTATACTCCTCTCCCCCCGTAATGATATATGGATTATAAACTGTTTCTCACGGTTTGTACACAGTTAATTGTAGACTTGATCCTCCATGTCAGATATTGATTTACCTAAGAAATCCCTTTTAAGTCTCAGTTTCCTCACAAGGTCTGAACGACCCATTTTTGCCATCTTGTACTCATAGTGTTCTAATTCGCGGTAGTCTTTTCTGAGTCTCTCGATTTGGGAAATGATCATAGAAAGATTCCTTTAGTGGTTAAGGTTCAAAGATCATAACGATTAGGGGAGGATACTTGGAAATGCCTCCTTCACTACTGCAGATGTGATGCCCTTGAAGGGTTTTTTCTCTTTCATCTGCAATACGATTTTAGCATCTTCAGGATGGATAGCCTCAAGAAGCTGAATGAAAATACGTTCTCTCTTGAATGGTCTGACGTCATTGCCTTTGGGTGCAACGAAGTACAGCATCTTCTTCAATTGTTTTTCCAAGGTGCTTGGAATACTCTCAGGCCTGTTCGGAGTATATGGTGGATCTCCCTCGGGAAGAAGGAACTTCACACCTGGGTTATAGGTGCCTTGTAAGATTGTCTTTAGGGCAAAGGATTCATTCTCTTTCAAAACCTGAATCTTATCTGCCTTTTTGTTTTTAGCCGACACTTTTTTCAGAATCTCATGCACATACAGATTCATTTTATTCACCATCATCTTTATCCTTTTTGATGTGTCTTGAGTTGATCCTACATTGGATGTACTCGTTATAATAATCGTCTCTCAATAGTACGTCGTGCTCGAATTGAAGCTTTGCCTCATAGTACGAGCATTCGCCCTTAGTCTTACAAAATCTAAGAATTTCTCGGTAGTATTTTTTTGCTTCAGGGTCAGGACCGTAGTTGGCCACTTCCTCTTGAAGCAATTTGTTGGAGCCGTAGTACTTTCTCCAGTCGGATTCTTTAGTGACGTATTTTGCTCTGGATTTGCCTTTGACCTTCGTCTTGCGTCTGTTCCAGAATAGTTTTTTACCAATATATTTCTTGTTTGTATCCAAGTCTTGAATACGATAAACAAATCCAATATATTCCTCCGGAGCCGTTTTTGGCTCATACGGTTTGAATTCATGATACCACATATGTAAAAAAATAGTCCCAAGTTGTTCACTCAGGACTATTTATCATTTTGCTAGAAATCGATTTCGCAAGCTCCGCCGGCACAAGCTGCCGCACCGAGCGTATCCACATCAGTAAACTTCTTTTCAGTTAGCTCACCAATCCAGTCGATCTGTTGATATGATCGTTTGATCTTCTCCCACTTGTGAATTAAGTGAGCATCTTTCAAACAGTACTCTGCTTGTTTAAGATCACCTTCTAGATACTTGGATGCAAACGCCTGGAAACGACGTACCCAGTCTTTCTTCATAGTGTTCTTGGAGTTTTCAGCCGAGATATCCTCGCCAAATCCTTGAGCAGTACTGCAGGCCATCCAAAGATCTCCAAAAGCTTGCAGGCCATCCACAACGAGACCAGAGGCTAAAACAGCCGCCACGCCATATTTTTCCACCATCTTTTCAGCGTCGATGACTTCAGTATTTGGCGCTTGATTAAAATCTTTGTCGCCAGAAGTAGACAAGAAAGAAATACCAGCAAAGCTATTCCTATTGCTATAAACATATTCAGCAACATCGTCCCAGTCCTCTACTAGAATTGTGTTCGATACGTTATGACTAACAGTTGGATCCGCACAGAGATCTTTGTTTTTACCTGGATTTACCCAGTGCTTCTGTGCTTTGGCTACCAGATCAAGATGCTTAGTACCAATCAGATCATCTTTAAGAAGTGAATCCTTCTTAGGGGTAATAGGGAATGAAACGACCCAGTCACTACCAGATGCAGACCATACAGATTCTTCAACCATATCTGGATTAGTCTTAGCAATTAACTGTGCAATCTCAGACTCTTTGTTTAGTTGGATATTTCTAATGTACCTTTCAGAATGTTCAGCGTGTATTCCACTTGCAGTACCCAAGAGTACAGAAGCATTGCCGCTAGGCTTAACGCAAGTAGTCCGAGCAGCAGCATTAATCCCGAGAAGATTAGCAACTCGAGCATTAGTCTCTTTAACAATCTTGGCGCCTTTTTCCAAGATCTTTTCATCGAATAAAACATCAGGGTTATTCATCCATCCAGTGATAGACACCCCAAGCAGAGCTTCACGGTCAAAGATCTTCTTGGATGTATCAGATAAGAATTTAAAGTCGGTGTAACCAGCTTGAAGTGTACCAAGGATCGATGCGGCCTCACATGCCTTATAGAATGATTCCTCATCTACGCACTGCCCACCGTTGATCTCTGTCAGGTTGCACCCCTGCCAACCAGACTCACCATCGATCTGTGGGAACATACCAATCTCTACACACGGATTGGTTGTATGTTCTGTGGATTCTACAAACACGAAACCAGGTTCACCAAACTGCTTGATAGAATCCATGATCGCCATGAAGTCTTCCTTCTTGGTTTCCTTACGAACAATCACTGCAGAGTTATTAGAACGTGCACGCTGTGGGTTGTCTACAAACCAATTACCGGTCTTAGCGTTCATCATCTCTGTGTCAGTTGGAGTAAACAGACAGATAGTTGCAGAACGCCGCACACCGCCGCTCAGGACCGCGTCAGCACAATGCATCGCAATATCGTAGACATGGATTGGTCGTAAAGAAACTGGACCATTTTTTCCCATTACCAGACCTTGAATCAAGTACTCAATACGATCCAAAGCCATCCGTAAACCATCAGGGCCCGGTGCTTTGAATCCACCAGAAATCTTTGCGCCTTTGGGTCGAATGTTTGTTAGGTCAAAGAATACACGACGACCTTCAAAGTCAGGATGTGTACCGCCACCTACAAAATAGGATGACATTAACACGTCTAGAGCTGCAGCCCAACCTTCAATAGAATCCTCTACGACATATCCCTTAGCTTGCTTTTTACGATCAACGACCTGAGGAAGCTTGTCTACATGATGTGTCTGTACAGAGAAGCCTGCACCTGCACCACATAGTAGAATATAGAAGTACTCACCGAAGAAAGACGCACGGTCTACATATGAAGAGGTACAGTTATACATTTTCATTTGGTGTTTAACTAACTGATCACCACCAAACTGAAGAGCACGTTGTGCACCGAGTACACGCTTCTCCTTATAAGCATTAGAAGCAATGGCCATTTCGTTAGCTAGCTCTGTAGTCATTTTATCCTTATAGTAGTCTTTATGCATAGCCATAACACGATCGACAGATTCATCCCAACTCTCATAACGGTTTTCATCATCAATGTATCGGGAATAAGATTCGTAAAATTTAGTTTGAGACAAAAAGTCTCTCATGTCTAGACTATTGGTCATAGAACACACCTCTTGCGTTTGAATTTTTGGAATTAGGTATTATATATCAGATCACGAATTTTGTAAACAGTTACTTGAGTTTTTCGACTGCTCGCGATCCAAACCAGAACGAAATAATAGCGGCAAAGATAGACTGCGACTGTGGGTCCCAGATAACATCAGAGATATCGGACAAATTCAGTCCTGCTTTCATCGCTTCCATTACTAGTACGGTTTTATAGAATAAGAAAAAGCCAAAGAAACAGTACGTAATAATAGGACGTACACCCTTCTTCAATCCTGCAAAGAATCCAGTCTCTTTGGAGATTGCAATGTCATGCTCGATCAAGCGCTTATGCTCTTCATGATCAGCCATGTCTTTCAGGTAGTCGTGCTCAGCTGA